CAGGTGAAGCATTTGATACGTGGAAGTATTCCAAGTCATCAAAAATTGCAGAAACTTCAGAAGAAACTACGATCCAATTAGCACCACCACGAAGAGTTGACTTGTGAATTTGAGCCGACAATTGGTTAATTGCAGTAATCAAAGTCTGATTCCAATCCTTCTGAGTGTATGGTGTATTACCTGTTGAAGAAATTCTTCTCCAACCATTGTAATCCCAACGTAGATTCCAAGCCGCACCTTTACGTAAATCACGTAAAATTTCACGGTCAATCTCAGCGGCTACCTGTTCTGACAACAATGCCGTCAATTCAGCCTCAGCGTCAATGTTATGGAAAGCCGCAACGTCTTGAGCTAACTCAGGAGACCATTGTGCTCTTAGTTTTCTTTCTGTAACTGAAACAGTAACAGATTGAAGGTCGAAAGAAACCTCACCAATTTTGTCTTCAAATTCCAATTCAGCATAACGTCTGAAAATTGCAGTGAATGAAGTTGCCGATGTAATACCTGTAATTGTTGTTCCTGTATAACCATCAAGAGTTTCCGCTCCACAGTTAATACAAGCAGGACAAGACAAATCAACTTCTAAGTAAATAGTACCTGTTGCGTCACAGATGTTGTTGTATGAACCACCGTTACCTGTTGAAGGCCAAGTTGTTGACGATTGTGAATTACCGTATTGAACGATACCTTTACCGTATTGTTGAGTAACAAGTCTAAACAACAATGGTGTTGTTGAAGAAACTGAACAAGGACTAGCAGAACTGATACCAAGACCAGAACCTTTAATGATTCTCAAATCAGAAAGGAATGTTTCTGAATCCAATTCACTACCATCAGGTCCGATTAATTTACCCGCACCAGTATTAGCAAATCCTGTCATTGAGATAAGAACTTTTCTTACGTTACCGATGTAATTAGCGTTATTGTCTCCAGCACCTATCAAAGAAGACCCGCTCCATATAATAACTCCTGTAGTTCCTGTAACTGCTGACCATTTACCTTTTGAGTAGTCAAACAATCCTGGAGGGTCAAGTCCCGCTTCAGCACCTTCATAAAATGAATCATAAAGATTTTTCGCGTAAGCCCCTGTTCCTGTGTAACCTGTGTTAGGATCGCCAGGATAGTTACCCGGTGAACCTACCGGTGCGTAATGTTCTCCTGATTGATTAGCGTCACCGCCATTAAATCCTTGGATTTTAGGTACGAAGTAGAACAATTTACCAATTGGTAAGTTCATAGCTTGTACTGATACGATTTCGTTAGCCAACAATTTAGAGAAAACACGTCTTACGATTGGAAAAACAACTGTTTCGAACGCTCCGTTAGAAGATTCTGAAGATGCTTCGTTAATCAAGAAAGATGCTTGGTTTTCATAAAGTTGTGCTACGTTTTCTTTTAGGTGGCCTTTAAGACCTTCTAGGAACCCTAATTTGTCCCATTTGTTAATTGTATCTTCTTTGATAACCTTAAGGTGCTTAAGACCGATGTTACCAACAAGACCTGATTCTAATAATGCTCCCATTATATTTTAGTTTTTGTTGTTTAGTTTATTTTATTCATCAGATCTTTCATTCTCAAGAACTGAGGATTTTCATACGTTTTTGATTCAATCAATGTAGAAGCCGATCCTGATGCAGGTGTTTTTTCGATTCTTGTTTCAATTGATTCCGTAATTGACCCTTTAGTTTTTGTTGAAAGTTCGTCTTTTATTGTTTTATACAAATTCTTAGATTCTTTTATGGTTTCAACACCGTCAAATCTTCTCAATATGTTTATTTTTTCTTGTTTTGAAGTTGAGTGTTCTGTGAACAATCTCGTAGCGTACGCTAGATTTGAATTAAAAATAGCAACTTCATTAAGTTTATCTCTAAACACATTAAGAGCCTTACGATATTCTTCGTTCTTCTCTCTTAAAATTTGCACTTGATTAATGTTTCTTTGTTCTTCAATACTGATATTTGCTTTTGAGTGAGCTCTAGGTTTTGGTAAACCGCCTTTTCTGAACATTGAACCGTTACCTAATGTACGTGAAGCTTCTTTGGTTTCTTCTTTACCCATCATAACACCTTCCTTGGTTTCTCTCTTTACGGGTTTGTTAAAAATTGTTTTTTTAACTTTACCCATTCCAACACCTTTAGTGCCTGTTTTCATGGATTCTTTGAATCCACCTTTAGAAGTTGGGGATGTTTTGTAAGAGAATTTTGAAGGTTTTCCGATTTTCGCTCCTTTACCGATTTTTGGTTTCATTGATTCGTGTACATCAAAATCCATTTCTTCGTCTAGATCTACATCAAAATCAATTTCATCTTCACCATAAGGGTCTTCCATTTCTTCTTCGTCTTCATCGTCAGAATCCATTTCAATTTCATAGACAACCGACTCATCAGATACATTAACTGATTCGCTTTCACCGAAAACTTTTTCAATGATACTATCAACGTCCGCCTCGGCAGATTCTCCCATTTCATCGTACATTCCATACTCTTCATTATTTTCTTCCGAATCATCGTACATTTCATACTCTTCCTTTTCGGACTCACCCATTTGGATTAGATATTCAGAATCTTTGTTTTCGTCTGTTAGATGAATTTGGTCATCGTCTTTCTTAACGATAATACCATCTTTTTCTCCCATCGCCATGAAAACCTTTAATAGTTCTTCATCTGAGATACTGTCTTCATCTGATAGATCGATAACTTCGTCATCCCCCATATCAACATCCATTTCCATTTCATCCTCATCAGAGTCAATGTCCATATCCATTTCCATTTCATCCTCATCGGAATCCATATCAATATCCATATCCATCTCTTCTTCATCAGAATCCATATCCATGTCAACTTCTGCATCAATCTCCTCGTCATCATCATCTTGTTCAGATACGATAGATTCTTTTACTAATTCTTTGATTTCTCGTCTCATTGTAGATGCGAGTATTCCTTTTGCGTTTTGTGAAACTGCCTCTTCCAAATTTCTCATTTGTAGAAGAGCGTCTTCAACTAAAGATTTTTCTTTTGCCATTAGTGCTAATTTTTCTATATAAATATTACCATTTCAGTAAAAATTCATTTATTATAGTTAAATCGTAAAAAAAAGCAAAAAAAAAGGAGAACGTTAGTTCCCCCTTTTTAAAATAGTTCATTAAATATTAATCAATAACCTCATCAATTTTACTTTCTGATATTGAGGTGATTCGCCAATCAAACGTAAATGTTTCATAACGTTTAGTTACCTTTGCCTCAACATCGGTTGGGTTATACCCATTAATCAATTTTTCTTCTCTAACTTTTTTAACCTTTCCGGTTTGTTCGTCAGGCATTTCATAAGTGATTTTAGCCACAAAATATTTCTCGTCCATAATTATTTTTATTTTTTATAAATGTCGTCATTAAATTATAATTTGTCAAGTTCTATTGACATTAATAACAATCATCTACCTAAATAATCGGACAATTTTCTCATTAAATCTAATGACTTATTTCCTGTTTCACCAACTTGTCTTTCAATAGACATTTTTTTCTCCTCTTCCAAGTTCTCTTCGTATTTCATTCTATCATCAGCATTTGAGAATAGATACGCTCCAGGTGTTGATGGTGATGATACTAAGTCAAAACAAATTAATTCAAAATCATCCTGAACTTCATTTTGTTCACCAACTTTTTTAAGTGAACCAACCCCTCTTGAAGATATACCTAATGTAACTCCTTGTCTAAGGTAGTTTGCCGCTAAGTCACCCTTTGATGAACAAACTCCTCTTTCGTGGAATCCTGGTGTTGTTAGTAATCTTAATTTACCCATTAAAACATTACCCTCCCACCATACTTCAGTAATAAGGTGAGAAACTCTGTCTAAATCTATTAAAGAAGATTCGGGGTGATTTAATTCTGATAAAGATGTTCCTTTTTGAATTAACTTTTTATAATTCTCAGCTTCTCTTTTTAGTATTTTTTCGGGGTATGATCTACCGTTTCTGTTTGGTGTGTCGTATTTTTGTAATACGGCGTAGAACTCAAAAGGTTTACTATGATCTAGAAAACCTTTTGATTCTTTTAATATATCTTGGTTGCCGAATTCTCTTGGTGAAACATACCCTGCATCATCCTCAATAAGAATACCTTTCTTACCTGATTCGTTACCTTTTAAAATTCTATATTCGCTCATAGGTTATTTTAACAATAAATACCACAAACTTTATATTTATGCCTCAACTAACTCAGATTTGTCTTTTTTACTAACGTGAAATTTAAAATACTCATTACCTTTAAATACATCATTGTGTATTGAG